TGCCCACACGACTTACCGTCAAACAGTGAACAAACGTTTAAAGATTTACGCATCATCTTCATCCATCCTTTCGTACATAACTGCTTCATTAACTACATTATCACCTACAATTTCACACGCTATACGGGAACGTTTAGTGATCCATTTTATGCGAGCTTCAAGTCGATCAATGTAGTTCATAACCAAAGTAGCATCAACGATGCTGTCCATACGATCCACCAATAAGTCGTTCAACTCAATGCGGTCATAGATTTCTTTTACATCACTCATTACTCAACCTCTGCAAAATCAGTTTCTAAATTGAATTCATCAATCAGGTTGAATGGGGCATCACGATTCACATCAAAGTAAAATGCTTCACCACACTCAAACTGTCCAATGAAGTTCCACCCTTCATCCAAATAGTATGCGCTTACTTCAAAGCCTAGTTCAACCAGTTTCTCAAAGATCGGAATCGGTGGTGACCATGCGGTCTCCATCATTACGTACAGAGACGTATCAGACAGACGCTGTACACGCACTTCATACGCATCCCATTTCGTACCCCAATTAGCACAAGACCAATCGTACCAGTTGCGTCCATTGGACTCCTTACGCATTTCATACGTCAGATTGTCACGAATGATATCGTCAGGCATTGGGATGATCATGTTGAATGGTCTTTCACCTTCAAAGATATTTTGCATATCGTCAATACGATTCTTATTTGGGTGATCAATGTACACCCGAACATCTGTATTATTTGGCATTTCGTTTCTCCCTTTAGATAACGTCAGATAAAGCTTAAGCGTTTAGCGATATCGTTTATATTAGACTTTGGTGGTATGGCATCACCAACTTCATCAGTCCCAAGGATCAATCCATATCCTGCTAATGGGTGCGGATACCCCTCAATGAAAAAGTATCGTTGATCTTCAACGTACAGACCTTCATCGTCCACATAGATCACATCATGATCCATATCTGGTGGATACGCACCAGTAATCCACTGGCATCCTAATATCTTGGCAATGGACAATGCATCACCATCCCAATCCATTTCAGTGATATCTTCCTTAAAAGGATCAATTAAAAGTGCTTGCATGTTACTTCTCCTCGACATAAACACGTAGATGGGTAGACATATTGATGGGTTGCCCCATCTCATACTTACGCCAGTTTTTCTTTGCTTCATCGTTCATGTACTGACCACGAACACGCATACCATAGGTATCACGATTCAAGTATTTACGCATCAGTTCTACCAAGAGTTTACCTTCAGCGTTATTAGGAATTTCTTTGAACACATATTTCATAATTAGTTTCCTCTAGTAATCAACACTTTAAGAATAATAACTACAATTAATATAACTACGAATGACATCTACATCACCGGAATGATTGGCAGTTCATCATCACTGGTTGCCAACGCACCCGCATTGTTACCTTCATCATCACTCAATGGAATGATGTAAGAACCATCATCAAAGATAATAACTACTGGTCTGTTGTACCAGAGATTCTCTTCACACTGATCCTCAGTCATGTACGTAATGCCTGTGACCTTCTTGCCTACCAGTGACTTGCGTATTGCTTCTATCCACTTCTCTTCATTCATGTTGATTCCTCCCTATGTGATTGATCAACAGGGCGGACACTACAGATGTTGCGTACAGATGTGAAGTTAGACATTGGTCTTATATACTTTAGTCTATTAGACTTTAGTCCAGGATGGTTCTAGTATATGTATATAACTAAAAGTTATAATAAGATTCTGTAAATTACTTATATTACAGTAAAGTGATGCGTGTCTTTATAACTAAAAGTTATTAACATATATGTATTATAATTTTGCGTGTCTTTTATATTGCGTGTCTTTTAAGTTGACGGATTGCTTAACAGCAGGTAGTGTACTGAGACTAAGTTAGTTTATAGGGAGATGTCAACAGTGAATGCAAAAGAATTTATTAGCAGCTTAGATATACGTGATGGAGAAACCAAACGTGTCTCGTGTCCTGAGTGTGGTGGGCGTAATACATTCACCGTGTCTCGTGTAAACGGGCGTGTCTTGTATAACTGCTACAAGGCATCATGCCGTACGAAAGGTGGCGTGTCGAGAAGAAGGTCTCTAGATGACGTTGAGAGGCTCTTAAACAGGGGTATATGCGATGTTACAGACACAGGTAATACCTACCTACCTGAGTTCACCTTACCCCCCAATATGACAGTGAATTTAGAAAGAGATGCGTGTCTTGAATACATGGACGATATGAACATCCAGCCGTCTGTCGATGCTGGGTATACGAATATCATGTACGACTTTGCTCAAGATCGTTGTGTCTTCTTGATCTATGACGATAACAAGAATATGATCGGTGCAGTGGGTAGAGCATTACGAAAGGGTGTCTTGCCTAAGTGGAAACGATACGACAAAAGGAAAGACCTCATGTTCTTCTGTGGAGCTAAACGTGGTACAGCAGTATTGGTAGAAGATTGTGCCAGTGCCTGTACGGTATTTGCCTCTGGGTATACAGGTGTAGCCTTATTGGGTACATCACTCAACGATCACCATATACATCAACTGCGTGTCTTTGATAAAGTCATTGTGGCTTTAGATGCAGATGCATCAGACAAAGCAATTAAAATGCAGAAAATGCTTGCGCCACATGTAACATCTGAGCTACTATTCTTAACAGATGACCTGAAGTATTTTACTCCCGAATGCGTTAGGTCATTGCTTACCAAGTAACACATCTTGTTACTTTGAATACTCCCTATGTTTGCCCCTCTTCGGAGGGGCTTTTTTTGTGGTTGACAAAAGATAACCGCATACTTCACAATGCGTAGACTAACCAACATAGGAGTTAATCATGGCTTGGAGAAAGCAGTACGAAGAAAAAGATATCCAGATCTTAATTGAGATGTGGGGTGATGGATACACTGCTACTGAGATAGGGGATAGGTTGGGTAAGACTATGTCGTCTGTTCGTCAATTCGTTCATCGCAATAGAAAAAAGTACAACCTTGAGAAAAAGGAAGGCGGTAGATATGTGCCTAAAAATTCCTTTGACAAGCAGTGGCATGGGGTTGTACCTTGTGGTCACTGGGCAATTACGAAACCTTGGAGGAAACAAGCATGAATAAAGTACCTTACATAGAACGTGGTTACGATGACTACGGTTTAACTGGAGAGTGTGCATTCTTGTGGGCATTGTTTCTCATGCGAGAGCACGAGATGAGTGATGATCCGTTTGAGTATGACAAGTGGAAGGCTTGTGCGGAAACACTGCAACCAAAGGAAGGCAAGCCAACCCCAGCCGTTGTGCATTACGCTGCTTTGGAAGAAGAGATTGCTAAGTACACCGCCCAAGAGTATGTGTATCCTGGCAGTGATCCACAGGAATGATGCATAGGAATACTATGCAAAATAAGCGAATCGTAAACAAGATCATTGGTTTCTGGGTGAACAGTTACAGGAGTGATCGTAAAGCCTTCTGGCTTGAACTGGTAGGCTTCGTGTTCACAGTAGCGGCAAGTATGTACCTAGCAATCAATGCTAACGCACCAGACATGACAGTCGTTTATCCATTGTCTCTTGTCGGCGTGATTGCACAGGTGTATGCTAGCTACCGCAGGGGTGCGGCATGGGTCTTGTTACTCACATCGTACTTCGTGTGCATTAACGTGTTCGGCTTTGGCCGTGCAATGGGCTGGTATTAAAGGAGAGTGTAATGAAACTCATTGATTTCTTGAATCATATAGATATTGAAATTCACGAAGACGATTTGCTAGATACACTGAGTAAATTGAAGGTAGGTATTCTGATATCAGAGCTACGTGACTTTCGTGATTGCAGAATAGATGACTATCTATCTGTGAAGGATGGCGTGTCTAGAAATATACACGTGATAAACGATCTTGAGCAAGATGCATTTGAGATTAGCAGACGCATTGAAGCACTTGATATGATCTTAGATGAGTATGTAGCAGGACATGAGCCATTCGACTTTGACTCAGTTGAATGGTGGGATGATAAAGAAGGATTAAGCTAATGCCTAGAAAGAAGAATAGCCCTGCGTACGGGAAGGGCGATTGGAAACGTCCCGTAGACGAGAAGAAGTTCGCTGAGAACTATGATCGTATTTTTAATAAGGGAGACAAACATGAAACCGGAACTAATACAACTCCTCCTAAGTAAGGAGTTCTTCACTAACAACAGGCATCGTATTCGTGCTTCCATGTTTGAGGACACGGATTACCTGCCAGTCTACAAAAGTATTATACGAGCACATGAGAAGTCAGAAGATGGAGACATTACTGTCCAAGATGTGGCTGCGCTGTACGACGTGGATAACCCCACGGAGAGCCGTTCAAAGAAAGAAAACGTACGTATACTATTACGTGAGTTGGCGGATAGGCAACCGCTATCGCTTGACGTTGCTGAAGAAGTACTCCAACAATCATGGCGGACTGAGATCGGTAGGGATATTGCTCACCTCGGATCACAGATAGTCAATGGTGAAGTACAAGACCTAGTACCCCTCAAGCGACTAATAGAAAAGACACAAGACGACTTTATGCCTAACATAGAAGTCAAACCTTGTACTAAGGATGTCTTTGAACTACTCAGGGAAAACGAAGAGGATACCCGCTGGACGTTTAACGTACGAGCACTGCGGGATAAACTTCCAGGGGTTGCCGGTGGAGAACTATGTATTATATTCGCAAGACCAGAAACAGGAAAGACTGCAAGCCACGTGTCCTTCTGCTACGGGCCAGACGGATTCGCAGAGCAAGGAGCCAGTGTCCACACCTTTGTGAACGAAGAGAAGGCAACACGGACGATGCTACGGGCCATGTCTGCATTCACCGGCATTACTAAGGAAGAGATCTACGAAGACCCTAAGTTCGTCGCCAACGAATGGCGTACGATCTATGACAACGTCAACATGTATGACGCACAAGGTGTCACCATTGAACAGATTGATGCCTACTGTGAGAACCATAAGCCAGACGTACTGGTTGTGGATCAGCTAGATAAAGTACAAGTGCATGGTAACTTCAGTCGTACCGATGAGAAGTTACGTGAGATATACACACAAGCCCGTGAGATTGCTAAACGCCATGACCTTGCATTCATTGCAATCAGTCAGGCATCTGCAGACGCAGAGGGGAAGACACGGCTTAACCCATCCGAAATGGAAGGCAGTAAGACAGGTAAGTTCGCTGAGGCAGATATTATTATCGGTATCGGTAAGCATGATCAGTCAGGGGTAGATGATGAGCCAGACTACACTCGTCACCTTACAGTAGGAAAGAACAAGATCACGGGATGGCATGGCACCATTATTTGCGAAATACAACCAAAGCTATCTCGCTACGTTGATTGATAGGTCAGATATGTATGTACTAGGAATAGACATTGAAACGACAGTACAGAAGGCTGAACGTGGTTTGGATGGTAGCCCATTCAATCCTAACAACCATCTTGTGTCTGTGGGTGCTCAGTTCTTACACGATGAGACAGGCGAGTACTTCTTCTTTAACCACAACAAAGTCGAGTGCAACCCAAAGGAAGCCCACTTCAAGCTACAGCAGATGATTGAGTTAGCCGACGTAATCGTAGCTCACAATGCTAAGTTTGATATCCTTTGGCTGCAGGAAACAGGATTCAATATTGAGTGCGCTGTCTACTGCACAATGATTGGTGAGTATGTACTAGCCCGTGGGCAGAAGATGCCATTGTCGTTAGAAGAGACTGCCAAGCGCAGGAAGGTTACACTCAAGCGTTCTGACCTGATGGAAGAGACCTTCAAGAAAGGAATCGGCTATGAGCAGATGGACCCAGAGATCGTAGAGACGTACGGACGGGGTGACGTAATATCCTGTCTGGAAGTCTACGAATCTCAGATGCATGACTACAGGCAACCTCACTTTACAGGATTACGCAAAGTCAGGGACATGATGAATGAAATGATGTTCGTACTGTTGGAAATGGAACGGAACGGAATTTGCATTGATATTGATTCACTGGACGATGTAGAGAAAGAATTCACTGAAGAGCGCAACAAATTAGATACACGGCTACAGCAGATTGTTAGTACAGTTATGGGTGACACTCCCGTCAACCTGAACTCACCGGCCCAGCTATCCGAAGTAGTCTACTCTCGGCGTGTACTGGACAAGAATAAGTGGCGTGAACTATTTAATGTAGGCATTGCCGCTAACGGCAAACCCTTGCCACGTCCACGTATGTCGCCTAAAGAGTTTGCACTTACAGTAAAGAACAACTCAACAATTCTCCACCGCACCAGAGGCGTACAATGTTCTGAGTGCAAGGGGATTGGTACTGTCCAGAAGACTAAGAAGGATGGCAAGCCGTATAAGAATCGTAGCAAGTGTGTTACCTGCAACGGTGTTGGGGCTGTCTATAAACCGACAGATAAGGTAGCAGGGTTCAAGCTAACACCTTCTTCTGTGCAGGATGTATCTGCTAACGGCTTCAAGACAGAAAAGAACACCCTACAGTTTTTACTGGCTCAGGCGCAACGTAAAGGCTCACAGGAGGCGATTGAGTTCCTACAAGGGATGCGTAGGCTCAACGCCCTAAACGTCTACCTTAACTCGTTCTGTGGGGGCATGAGGCGTAATACACGCAGTGATGGCGTACTGCATACGACTTTCAACCAATGCATTACTGCTACTGGACGCTTGTCTTCTTCTGATCCTAA